AGTGCACAAAAAAAACACCAAACAGCCTTCGGTACCAATACATGCCAAAACTCAAAATATTCTATTACCAGTCGAATTTTTGATTTTTTTCTGCCTTGATTCATTTGCTGATACTGTCCTTTTCCGTTCGCTGTGGTGCAAATATCTTGCACCAATATAATCGACACCAATGATTTATTTCTTTACACCTTATAGTTTCGAGAAGAAACTTTTTGAAGCTTACGACAAATATATGATGCTCATTCCCAATCCGGAAGATTGGGGCTGCCTGATGGATGGCGACATGGCATTTTTACATTCTGATTTTGGTAATCAGCTTCAGGAGCATATCGATGCTTATCCAAAAACCGCTTTGTTTACCTGCTACGGAAGCCGTTGCCCATATGATCATCAAATGGCCCCGGGCGTAAATTACGAGAGTGATTCAATTCGCTATATTTACGACAATACCGTTAATCTTCGCAAAACAAACCACCTTAAAGTTTTGCAGTTAAACCAACGAATTGCCGGCCACCTGATGCTGATTCAAAAAAAAACATGGCTTACCTACCGGGCCGCCATCGCAAAACATGCCGTATCTGCCAATATTCAAGCCGTCGATACAGCCATTAGCGATGTGCTGCTGCAAAATAAGGAAATCATCCTGCTCATGCAGGGATTACAGGTATTCCATTATTACCGCCAGTACAGCTTCACAGAAAAACATATCCTGAGCGATAAACTGACTGTGGTAATCAGAACCCATGACAGACCACAGGCTTTCAAAACCTGTATTGAATCAGTCCGTAAACAAACCCATAAAAATATCGATATCGTGGTGGGCGTTGACACGCCCGGAAGTTATGACTATGTGCTCCCCTATAATGTAACCCGAATCGTTAAATGCCAACCAAGAAAAAAAATTTCCGACACTGATTTTCCTGCCAATGCTTATGTAAGCCAACTAATTGCCGATATTAACAATGGCTATATTCTTATTCTCGATGACGATAATTTTATCAATGACCCGCAAGGAGTTGAAAAACTGTTTAACCAAATTGATAAAGAATATTGCCTTTATATCATCCGATACCGTTATGCCGATGGCAGAAAATTCCCAAACGATTCACAGTTTGCACGAAAATCAATCGAAAACGGTGGCATTGATTGGGCCAGCCATGTTTTTCATGCACGATTTAAAAACATTTCCATCAGTCAGCCTTTATACAACGGCGACTTTTACTGGATTAACGCAATAGCCAATTATGTAAAAACACAAAAATGGATCGACCTTGACCTGGTTCATACAAAAACACCCGGCCAAAACGGAAAAACCGAAACACAGCCACCAAAACCAAAACCCATTCCGTTTAAAACCAATCCAAACGGGAATATTGATGTTGTTTACGTTGTCGGTTCCGGAAGCAACTGGTCCGATAACGAACTCCGCTTCAGCATCAGAAGTGTTGAAAAAAACCTTGCCGGTTTCCGTAACATTGTTATTGTCGGCAATTGCCCTGATTTTATCCAGAACGTCATTCATATTCCCGCCGATGATATTTTTCAACCTGGTATCAATGCCGATGGAAATATCATCACCAAAGTGCTTGCCGCCTGCCAAAATGAACGTGTCAGCGAAGATTTTCTGTTTATTAACGATGACCATATTGTAATAAAGCCGATTCAAATAACCGATGTACCACCTTTCCATAAAGGAGATATGACAGATTTCCCGGAAAGTTTTTTTAAATTCAACTATTGGCGCTCCCGCCTTGAGGCAACCAAAAAAATTCTTCTTGAAAAAAACATGACCTGCTTCAATTTTGACTGCCATACGCCAATTTTAATGAATAAAACCGCATTCAAAGCTGTCGCCACTGAATTTGATTATGCAACCGGCGTCGGCCTTACCATGAAGTCGATTTATGGCAATTCGGTTCATCCGGAAACAGGCGTTTTTTTACAGGATGAAAAACGCACCGTCTTTCAGCATTATAAACTTTCCCAAATCAAGGAACGTCTTTTCCCATGCACTTTCATGGCTTTCAACAACCAGGGATTGAACGATTCGCTCATGTGGTGGCTGATTGATAACTTCCCGGAACAATCCTGTTTTGAAACCAACCAACCCAAAGAACGAATTTTCGATTTTTACCAATGGGTGAAAAATGGCGAAACTTATCAGGAGGGCCTTCAGCTCTTTAAAATATATTTTAAGTACCATAACATGTTGCGGCTTTTCGAATCCAAAGAAACTGAAACATTGCGCCTAAAACTCAATTCTAAACTTCATTTATACCTTAAAGAATTATGACACAGCCACAACTCGAAGTATTAACATGGTGGTATGGCCAGCGCGATTACGCCACCGGATTGCAACTGCTTTCAAGCTATTGTAAAAATAAAATGCTGGTGCAACACCTGGGAAAACCCGGAAAAGAACAGTTTTTAATACATGTCAATAAACTTCATTATGAAGTTACCAGAGCCGTTAATCTGGATTGGTTGAAAATGCCACCGCTGACCGATCAGTTATTGCAGGTATCGGCAAACAGTCCTGCGGACACTTCGCCGGAAAAACAGCCAGCCCAAGGACAGAAACCCGAGATACAGAACCCTCCTGCGGATAGTTCTGTATGTATCAAACCAACAACTCCATCAATTCAGGATTTTGATCAATTCCCAAAGGTGATCCGGAGATTGAAATACGAATCTTCTGAATTGTACAATCAGCGGAGTATTTTACATACCAAGCTACGTTCATACAAAAACAATGATTCCAATTCCATCGCTGCACGAAAAGATATCATCGAACAGATTAAAACAATTTCTGCGAAATTGAACCTTTATTATGTATTTATCGCTGAATACGAAAAAACAGGCATAGTCCCGGATGAAAACACAGTCTGGCCAGAACAGGCAAAACCGGATCCGGAAAAACCAAAAACTGCCGACGAATTAAAAAAGGAAAAATGGTCATTGCACCGTGATAACAACAAGGATCGATGCAAGCTACTTTATCAGCAACGCACCAAAGCGGAAAAAGAAAACCCAATGCCTGAAGGCCCCAAACGTGATGCCATATTACAGCGCATAAAACTCCGTGAATCAAAAATGGCAGAAATCGAACACCAACTAAACGCAATTGAAAATGCTCTTAAAGCCCAGTAATCTTATTGCCAAAACACAGGCCGCTGCCGTTGTTGAATCCGATTCAAAACAACAGCCCGCGGTTATTGTTGCCAATGATGCTGCCAATGCTTTTGCCGACGATATCACAAAAACACTGATCAAGTCCATTGGTGAATTACAAAAAGGCAAAACCACCCATTATTACAGCTACGGTAACTTTAACCTGGTGCGCCTTTTGATTCATGTGCTGAAACAAACCGGTCCGGCGCATATTTTTATGACTTCCTATTCTTTTTCGCAGGCCAGCATCGAACAATTACTCAACTACCGGCAGAAGGGTTCAATCCTTTCCTTCCGGCTGATTGTGGACAACCGCGTAAAAACAATGAGCCCGATTCCCTTTCAAATGCTTTCAACCGCTTTTGATTACCGGTGTACTTCCATCCATGCCAAAGTTGCGCTGATATGGAACGACAGCTGGAATATCTCAATCGTTACGAGCCAGAATGCCACCGACAATCCAAAGATGGAACGTGGCACCATTTTTACCGATATCGAAACTTTTAACTTTGATAAAAACGCACTCGAAAATGAATTTCAGCGAGGAACAGCTTAAAGAGGTCGAATCAATGGCTTCATTGTTTATTTCGGTGGAAGATATCATGATCTGCCTCGAAATTTCAAACAGTGATATAGAAGATTTTCGGGATATACTTGAATTTCACCGGGAACACCCATTGTTTAAAGCGTATCACTCCGGGCGTATCGCCGCCCTTGTGGAGCTTCGCGCATCCATTAAAATGGCCGCACTCAACGGAAGCAACCCCGCGCAAACTTCCATGCTCAACTTTAAAACCGAATCTGAACTATGAAAAAACCTGCCATTCGCGATCTTCCTTCTGAATTAATTAAGGCCCATATTCTCGATCCGGATAATTCACCCCTCCCGGATTACCTTCAACAACCGCTGACAAGAGCTGTTTCTATGTTTAAGTTGTTGGATAAACACCCCATTGCCAAAAATGCAATCAAGTTTCATCGCGTGCTTTATCCTGATATTTCAATCGACACTGCTTACAGGGACTATAAATTAGCGCGGGAGGTTTTTAGTAGTTACCAGAATTTTGATTTTGATTTCTGGCTCAATTGGACCCTGGCCGATATCACCGACAACATCACCAGGGCACGAAAAACCAACCTGCCGGCCGACCGCAAAATTATCGCCATGGAACATGCCAACCTTGGCCGAATCCTGGGCAAACGCCCGGAAACTCCTGTCGATCCGCTTCGCAATGAAAAACACGAATTTTATATCATAGTTAATATTGGAAAAACACAGATTAAACTCAACATCGATGCTCTCGATAAATTACCGTTAAATACAATCCAGGAATTAAACAAGGCGCTTTTTGTTGGTGAAGAAATCGATGAACAGGGAGCTGCCGAAATTATGAATTCATAATGAATGAATCCGTAACATACCCCGTTAATCTGAACAGTCCACAACTGCTTTCAGTCGTTAACCGCGCAAAAAGCGAAGTCAACATTGAAGGCCGCGGTACCGGAAAATCCTACAAAATCGGCTGGGAAATCAATCAGATCGTTCGCAAAATGCCCCGGTCTGTAACAGCTATAACAGGCCGCACTTTTGGCCAGATATATACGCGAACGCTACCATCTTCCTTGAAATTCCTTGATACGATAGGGTTTAAGAAAGACGAAGATTATGTGATAGGTGTTAAGCCGCCAAAAGGCTGGAAGACACCACACGAAACAATTACCAAGTTCGAGAACTTCATTTCCTTTTCAAACGGCACCGGCTTCCTTTTACTTTCACAGGAAAGGGAAGGCTCCGCCCGTGGTCCAAACATCGACCGCGAAATTGTGGACGAGGCTATCACTTTGCTCAAGGAACGCTATGATCAGGAAGTTTCCCCGGCCAACCGCGGCAACGAGGAACATTTTGGCTACACCAGCAACCGACCCATTCCACAGCATCATGGTTTCCGCTACGTTTCATCCATGCCTTACGCGCAGGATCAGAAATGGCTGCTCGATTTTGGTAACTACTACCAGGAAGAAGCCGGCATCTTACTATTCGATATCTGGAACCGCATTGTTAAAATGCAAATACAGCTGATTGAAGCCAAACAGGTCAACGACACAGTGCTGTTTGCAAACATCTGGAATGAAATCCTTCGCCTGAAAAAGAAAATCATTCCCTTTGTTTCAAAATCCGGCGTGCTCTTTATTTTGGCCAATGCCTTCGATAACCTGCAAAACCTCGGTTTCTCCTACCTTGTGCGCGAATACGAAAAACAATCAATGCTCACCTTTCTGGTCGAAATCCTGAATTGGATTATCGACAAAGTGGAAGATTGCTATTATCACCTCGATACACAAAAGCATATTTACTACGATGCTTACAACGATGATCTTATCCATAACATCGCAACCGAATCCGGATGGGACCGTTCCACGATGCAACCCAACGATTGCCGGTTTGACCTTGACTGTGACCCGAACCGCCCGCTGGAAGTTACCCCTGACTGGGGTTCAAAAATCAATCTGTTTTCAGTAGGGCAGGAGCGCAACTTCAATTTTGTGACAAAAATAGTTGAACGCTGCGATTGCTTCATCAATGAATTTTACAACAAACCACAGGAAGTAAACAAAGTAATGATTACCGACCTGGTGGATCAGTTCTGTAATTACTATGAAAACCATGTAACAAAAAAAGTAATTTATTTCCGCGATAAATATGGCGATAACCGGCAACCCAACGTAAAAAACTCATTGTCATTCAACAACCAGGCCATCGAGCATTTTAAAATCAAAGGCTGGATGGTTGAGCCACGTTCACACCGGGGAATGGAACCGCCGCAACATGATAAATACCTGCTCTGGATGAACATTCTCAAAGCCAATGATCCGCGCTTTCCAAAGGTCATATTCAACGGGAAAAACTGCAAATACACATTGATCTCGATGAATAACACAAAGGTTATCGAGCGCAACGGAAAATTTGATAAGGATAAAAAGTCTGAACGCGATAAAAAAATACTCCCGGAAGAAGCAACCCACTTTTCCGATGCTGCCGATAAAAGGATATGGACAAAATATGGTAAAACCCTGTATTCAAAAACAGGTACTTACGTCGATCCAAGATTGTAACAGCCTTCAGAATCTCAGAAAGAACTACACTCCATTAATTGGAACAAAGATATTGATCGCCGCCCGGAACGGTCAAGGGTAATACAAGCGCCCTGTACCTGTTTCTCCTGCGGATGCGCCCTTGCCCTAATCCGCCCGGCTCAATAAAGTGATGTTCAAATTAACAGGCGTGCCAGATGCCAATACAAACCTGCAGGGCAGCAGTAAAATCAATGAGTAAACTCATTCCCTTTTCGAAAACAGTTATTGATGAAATCTGTGAAAAATCATCAACGTACATGGATGCATTTATTGCATTCTACAAAGTTGCAGTACCTGAATTCGACACAGTCAAACACATTGGCGGTTTCCCGGTAGTTTCCGATGCAACAGCTCAATACTGTATCGACAAACTGATGGAAAAAACAGATGATCCCTGGAATGTCAACAGCCTCTGGCTTAACAAAGGGTTTTCTTCTGACAAATCAATTCCGGATTGGAATATCTCTCTTGAAAGTGTTGAATTAACCTTTTAAATCAAATCAAATGAAAAAAAGAAATTACACCGGCGTTCCAAAATATTACATTGAAACGCGAATGCCAAAAACAAACAGGCTTATCGATATCTCAGAAGAAGGTTTCGATACAATTGAACTCTGCCAGGCTCAGATTGATGCCGAAAACAAGGAAGACGAAGAAATCCTCCAGGAACTTGATGCAAAACACGAACAGGAACTAAAGTGTTTTATTCTTGATCTTGATATCACCGATCGCCCACCGGTTAATCCGCGAAAATTTTATATCAAATATGTCAAAGTGCCACATCTTTACATTTATGATGAAAACGGCCATCATGAAATCACCGAACACTGCATTAATGATCTTCACTTACTCAATGCTTCCGGAGGAGAAATTCATAAGATTAATTCGATATTAAATGGTACGCTCGATCCGGAAACTTTCCAATCGGTTCAAAGCTGGGTTTCGCAATGCGTCAACAAGCCATCGACAGAGGAAATGCAATTACATGCAATCAATCAAATTCTCGAAGGTTACGGCATTGAATCGCTACGAACTACAAAAAGGAAAAACGGATACTGGTGCGATATCCTTTGCACCTACGTCAACATGGGCGATTCTTACACTGCTACAATGATCCGTCACCGCAAACATGGTTTCATGGTTGCCTCTGTTGGCGATATCATTGAAAAAAACAAACATGCCATTTAAGCTGATAACCATGGAAAACAAATTCACCAAAGGAGAATGGTTGGTTTCAACTTTAATGAAAGCCAAAATAGTCAAGTCAAAAGAAAACGGCTGTATCTGCCTTTTGGATTTTGACAGGGGCGATGAAATTGAACACAACGCAAAGCTGATAGCTGCAGCACCTGATATGCTCGAAGCACTGATCGGAACCACAAAAGCGCTTCAGCGCATCCTCTACGAATACAATCCTGATTCAATTGAACACGAATGGATCGCTGAAGCTCAGGAAGCTGTTAAAAAAGCCACAGGCAATAACTTAAATGATTAAAACAACCGGCGTGCCAGCTGCCAATACAAGTCCCCAGGGCAGGGGCATTTCACAATGAAAAGTTTTAAAATTCTTGTTTTTCTTTTTCTTGTTATAAGTATTTCCTGTGATGCCTTTCCAAATTTTGGATATCACGTTGTATTAAAATCAAACCATAAAATGGTTGTTTTTCAGCTAACCGCAATCGAAAAAGTTGATTCACTGATAATGTCACATACAGGGCATTTACTCACTAATCCCCGAAATCTTTCTTTAACCAATCCTTTTTTCGAATACCGTGACGGTATAAGCTATTTCTATTGCGAATTAAGATTGCTTTTTATATCCAAATCAGGAAAAACAAAATTTAAAAAGATTAAAAAACTAACCGGCGTGCCACATGCCAATACAAGTCCCCAGGGCAGGGGCACTATACAATGAGATATTTTGCAAAATTCACTTCAGGCTCACAGCCAAAAAACAAAGCACAGGAACATGCCGTAAAATTCGGCTTGCGATTTAAATCGACACTCATTGGCAGTGATGCCGCGCTCGATAAATTTGTCCAAAAATTACAACTTGGGCTCGACTTAATCAATCACCAACACCATCGTTGTACTAATATTGATTACAGATATAATAAACATCATGATTTAAATACTTTCGAATTTTATGTAGGCGATAATCTTTTCAATTTCTCTTTCTACCCTATACAGGATGAATTTGACGTGATACAATCGGCCGAAAAAACAATTTCTGATGTTGCAAATAACTCATTTAATTTATAACAACATGCAAGAATATTATTTCCGCTATGTGGTTACTGACCACTTTGCGCATGAATGCAATACATTCAGAAAAGCAAAAAGTCTTTCCCGAAAACTTGGTGAAAAGATTTATCTGACCACATTCAGTAAACTCAATTCGTATAACGAACCCTACCACGAAGAAGAAGTAAATACTATCAAAGAAGTACCTGCGCTGAAAAAGAAAATGATCCGTCAGTTTTACGAAATCACCAATACCAAACCGATGTCAAGAAAAGATTACCAAATCGCTTACAAATTTTTGAAAATAAGAGCATCGGAATCCGGCTTTATTGAACCATTTCGCACTACCATTCAATTGCCACCTGAACAACAGGTTCGTATTCACCGCTTTTTACAACACAATCATCAAGTCAGATTTCTTTAAAATAACCGGCGTGCCAGATGCCAATATAAACCTGCAGGGCAGCAGTGAAAAATTATGTCTGATAAAGTTTCGAAAAATTTCAAAGATGTGGTGCAAAGAGAACTACAACTTCGCGCAGATGCCGATCCATTGTTTGCCGCAAATTTTGCCAAACCCGGCAAAAACATCGATGAATGTATTTCTTACATTCTCAATACCGTAAAGAAAAGCGGTATCTCCGGATTCACTGATGATGAAATCTTTGGAATGGCTGCTCACTATTACGATAAAGATGACCTCGGTAAAATTTCTAAAACGAACTGCAAAGTGGTGGTGAACCACCAGGTTCAGCTTACCCCGGAAGAAATCAAGGCTGCAAAGGATGAAGCAAAAGCCAAAGTGCTTGCCGACGAAATGGACCGGCTTCGTAAAAAACCGGAAGTAAAGAAAACTCAAGTTGAACCAACTCAAAATTTTCTGTTCTAATGAAATCAAAAACAAAACTCCAGAAAAAGGTGGTGGCGCAATACGCGCTGCTGCCTAAACTTACGCAACTGCAACATAACCTGGTACATCAAAACTGTTTCCGGTCCCATTATACGAGAACAAAAAACATGGTTTATTGCCTTGAATGCGGCCATAAATGGAAAGAACCGGGAACCTTAATAACTGCCATTATTGGCGCCGATTGCCCCAAATGCAGCAAACATCTTGAAAAATGCAAGAATTATCAACCCTATATGAGAATCAACGCCTATTGCGCCCAAATCACCACGCGCGACGATATGCAGATTGTAAGAATGTTTTTTGCTACAAAAGTCCTTCACAAAAACCATCCCGCAAACTATTCCATAAACGAAGTTATGCAACACTGGATTAATCCAGATGGTAGAATTGTAATGCTTTCAAGAAAATGCATGGGTCAATCCATATACTACGATCAATGGGCAGAAGATCCAATTCTGACAGTCAGCGGCAATTCCGAAAGATCAACCATGCGGTTTAATACCCATCCTGATTATATCCTTCCCGGCCTAAGGATTTTACCAATCATCAAAAGAAACGGCTACAAAAACACTTTTCACGGTTTTACTCCACATGCATTATTTTCAATGATACTTCAATCCAGCGAAGCAGAAACACTTTTGAAAACCAAACAGATTCCCATGCTTGATTACTTTTCACGTGGCCAATCCAGAGTTGTCAAATACTGGCCAAGTATTCGGATATGTATCCGTAACAAATACATTATTAAGGATGCCTCGATGTGGTTTGATTATATTGTATTCCTTGAATACTTCCGAAAGGATTTAAACAGCCCGAAATACGTTTGCCCTGATAATCTAAAAGAAGTACACGATTTTCTCCTGGAAAGAAAACGGAAACAGGAATCGAAAATCAAACGGGAAGAGCTCTTGAAAACCATTGCATCAGCAGAACGCCAGTACCTGAAATCAAAAAAGAAATTCCTGAAATTACAGTTTACCAAAGACAACCTTTGTATTCAAACCTTCCAATCTGTAATTCAGGTTTACGATGAAGGAGAAATACTGCACCACTGCGTTTACCACAGCAATTACCATACAAAAAAGAATTCCATTTTATTGTCTGCAAGGATTAACAATGTTCCTGTTGAAACAATCCATGTGCTGACCAGTCCACTAAAAATCGAACAATCCAGAGGATTGCAAAACAAACCATCACCTTACCACAATGATATCATCAATCTGCTTCAGGAAAACCTGCATCAAATTAAGAAATACATTTGAAAAGAGGGGCTTGCCCCTTTTTTTGGTCGTTTTTAATCCAACAGCCTTCTGAATCTCAGAAAGAACTACACTCCATTAATTGGAACAAAGATATTGATCGCCGCCCGGAACGGTCAAGGGTTTACAAGCGCCCTGTAGCTGTTTCTCCTTTGGATGCGCCCTTGCCCTAATCCGCCCGGCTCAATGTTGTGGTGTTCAAATTAACAGGCGTGCCAGATGCCAATATAAACCTGCAGGGCAGCAGTGAATTACAATGAATAAGTTCGATGTATATGAAATGGTTACAAAACTGATGATTGAACGCCTCGAAGCGGGCGTTATTCCATGGAAAATGCCATGGAAAACTGCCGGTGGAATGCCTCAAAACCTTGTATCTAAAAAGAGATACAGAGGTTTTAACTTCTTCTTCTTGTTGAGTTTTAATTTCGAACAGCCTTACTTTCTCAGTTTTAAACAGGCACAGGATATTGGCGGCCATGTGAAAAAAGGCGCTAAAGCCATTCCGGTGGTTTTCTGGAAAATGCGCGAACACATCAACCAGCAAGGTGAATCTGAAAAAATTCCCATGCTTCGTTATTACAAAGTTTTTCATATCAGCGATGTGGAAGGAATTGATGTTTCCAAACTGCCACAACTGCAATCACACGACCACGATTTTACTCCGGTGCAGGTTTGTGAAAATCTCATTGAAGCATGGAAAGATAAACCGGTAATTCAAACAGGCAAGAATTTAGCCTGTTACAGTCCATTCGAAGATATTGTTCAGGTGCCCGATCCGCGAACATTCTTCGAAGACACCGAATTTTATTCTGTGCTTTTTCACGAATTGGTTCACAGCACAGGTCATTCAAAACGCCTCAAACGTGATTTGAGCGGATTTTTTGGAAACAATTCCTACAGCCAGGAGGAACTAATTGCCGAAATGGGAGCAGCTTACCTCTGCGGAATTTGCGGTATTCAAACAACAACCATTGACAACAGCGCAGCATACATCAAAGGTTGGTTGTCGAAACTCAAATCCGACAACAAATTCCTGATAATGGCCTGCTCAAAAGCCCAACATGCCGTTGACTACATTACGCAAACACAGTTTGAAACAGTGGAAGCCGAAACTGAAGAAACAGCAAACGAAACTATTCACACCTTTTAATTGATAAATTATGCAACGAGTAACTTTTGAATCTCATTTAAACAATTTAAGCCAGCGCCACGGCGTTGGCACTGTTTTTTCAGATATGATGACAATGATCATCTGCGCCATGTCGATGGGCAAACAGGAAGATTTGTATTTCGAAACAATCAAACCGTACAAGAAACCTGAACTCCTGAAATTTTCCGAAGCATTTGCAGCCCTTGTTGTGGAAATGACCGGCGACGGTTCCGGGATGGTTGACGTACTGGGTGAATACTTTATGCTCAATCTCAGCTTTGGCAAAAACGGCCAGTTTTTTACACCAATGAATATCTGCGATATGATGGCCCGGATCACCAATCCAATCAAAGAAACCAACCGCATTCTCGATCCGGCTTGCGGCAGCGGACGAATGCTGATGGCCACGGCAAAACTTAACCGCTTCGCTACTTTTTACGGTGCCGATAACGATCAGAATTGTGCAAAAATGGCAGTAATCAATCTATGCCTTAACGGGATGTACGGAGAAATTTCGTGGATGGATAGCCTAAGCAATTATTGGTTTGGCGGCTGGAATATCGAACGTACCATTCACGGTGTACCCTGTATCCGTAAAATTACGGAAAGCGAAAGCCTCATACATCTGAAGCTCCCGGAAGTACACCAAATACAACCAGTGCCACAACCTCTGCCTGAAATCGTATTAAAGGCAACCAAACAAACACAGCTTGTTTTCGAATTTTAATTATCAATCTTTAAATTTTATACCGTGTTTGGAATACAATTTTATCCAACTCCGGAAGATGTTATCGACAGAATGATGGCATCTTCCTATATCACCGACAAGGTGATTCTCGAGCCCAGCGCAGGCAGCGGGAACATTGTTTCCTGGCTTACGAAAAACGGCGCTGCCGAAGTAATTGCCTGTGAGATTGACGATGATCTTCGTGCAATATTGGCCAATAAATGCCATATTGTTGAGAATGATTTTTTCCAACTGAAAGCGGAACAGATTTCGCACATCGATTTTATCATCATGAATCCACCGTTTTTTACCGCTGAAAGACATATCATGCACGCATGGGACATTGCTCCCGATGGCGCTGAAATCATTGCCCTTTGCAACTCAAACAGCCTATCCAGAACCTATACCAAAATCACAGAACAATTCAAGGAACTGGTTAAAGATTATGGCTTCTCTGAATCCTTTGGCAACTGCTTTAAATGGGCAGAACGTGAAACCGCAGTTGATGTTTCAAAAATACACCTCTTTAAGCCAAAGAAAAACGAACAGGAATTTGAAGGGTATTTCGATGAAAACGAGGAATTCGAATTTTGCGAAACACCCGGGATGATGACCTACAACGTGATCCGCGATATTGTCAACCGGTACGTTGCCTGTATTCAGGAATACGACAACGTGCTTGAATCTGCTGTAAAAATCAATCAGTTTTCCGGTCCCATTTCCATCGACCAGCTCACTTTTACCTGTACTGCTGACTCCAGGCCAATACAACGCAAAACATTCAAAAAGGAATTGCAAAAAAATGCCTGGCGTTATATTTTCGCACAAATGAACATGAGCAAATATGTAACCACGTCAGTAATGAGCGACATTAACCGTTTTGTGGAGCAGCAAACCCAGATACCCTTTACCATGAAGAATATTTACAAAATGTTTGAATTGATTGTGGGCACTCATTCCGGGAGAATGGAAACAGTACTTGTTGAAGCATTTGATTTAATTTGTAGCTATTCAAGCGAAAACTCAACCGCAGGAGAGAAATGGAAAACCAACTCCAATTACAAAATCAATCAGAACTTTATTATCCCTTACATGACAAGAGTAAGCTATAGCGGAAAAATGGAACTCAGCTACAGCCGCGACAATAAAATGGAAGATGTAATGAAGGCGCTGTGCCATTTAACCGGGAATGATTACAACGATACAACTCGCCTTTACCAGTTTATTGACAACAACTATATTGAATGGGGAAAATGGTACAGCTGGGGTTTCTTTGAAATTCGCGGGTACAAAAAAGGTACAATGCATTTCAAATTTAAAGATGTAAAATTGTGGGAAAGATTCAACCGCGAAGTTGCACGCATCAAAGGCTGGCAGCTACCAAAACAAACCGACCGCAAAACTTCCGGGAAGGAACATGCCAAATCATCACAACTTGAAGTATTCGAATTTTAATAATAACTTTAAAAAAAACATCAAAATGGATACAAAAGAAAAGATCGAAAAACAATTGTTAATTGCTATGAAATGCATGGAAGAAATGCAGCATTTGGTACATCAATTACCTGAAGAAAAATATCAAGATTGCTTTATGTCAAACCTTATTGATATTAAAAGCAGGCTGAAACATTTTTTGAACAATGATTTTGACAGGTTAGCACGTCAACGTAATAATGCTTCCAAGTCAGATCAACATTAACTTTAAAATAAAAACATCATGGCTTACACAGAACCACGAAAAATTTCTGCAACAGCATGGATCGGCGATATCCAGGTTTCATTTACCGGAGTACAATATTCCGGACTACCAATTCTCGATACCACAGTGTCCATCCAAAATCAACCTGTCTGTGCTATTACCTGGGCAGACAAAGAGAAATTCATTGAAGAAATCAATGATGCAATTAACAAATACATAATTTAAGGAAAGGGGCTTGCCCCTTTTTTTGTCGTACCTCCAAAATCATTTACAAACCGTAGAATTTCGTGGCATTCTGAATCTCAGAAAGAATATCACTC